GGTGGAAAAGGAGATTGTCCGGATAATCAAAGAGTACCGGGAGCTCCGAGCCGAGAAAAAGGTGTACGGAGTTGGTGACTTGTTGTTGCTGGATGACGGGAGCTTATGGGAAATTATCGGCGACACACACGATGACGACGGCGATGGCCATACGCTAAATCCAGGAGTGACGTTTGAAGATGGTAGGTATATTCGAGAGGGAAAGATAATTTCATACGCAGTACGTGGGTTCACCCGGCGCGACTACCATGAAATTGTGCCGAACGAGATAGAAAAAGCATGGCGGTTGTCGCCGGTGAAATATCTTGAGAAAGCCCCCGCGGCTAAGAGCAGAAAGAAAGCATGAAATCAGTCGAATATAAGCGGGCCGAGTGTCCGGACTGCGGCGGGATCCGTGTTCCGGTTAAGCATACCGATTCAACCAGCTCGGATGTTTACATTATCCGGCACCATCTCTGCGAGGACTGCGGACTGCGATTCAAAAGCGTGGAGAAAAAATCAACCGAAGGGAACGCCGGGGACGCGGAGAAATGAACGGATTTGATTGTACTTATGACGGAACGGCGGATTCTGCAGGCCCGGCGGATTGTACCGGGACGGCGGATTGTGATTATGAATTCGGGGCTGCGATCGATGCAGGGGACAGGGACGAAAAGGCTCGATATATCAGGCATTGCCGTATGCGGATGTTCACTAAGCTCGCGGCCGTCCTGGGCGGGATCGAGGGCTGCAATTATATCTTGTACTGGCGAGCGAAGCGACGGCGGGTATGCCGGCCGGTACCGGGCATGCGGCCGCTTGTTATCAGGTCAGGGTTCATGGACAGCCGCCGAGGGCGGCATTGGAAACGAAATTGAGAATTTAGAATGATACGTGTATTTGCAAGGAAAACCAAGTGGACGCCGACGGACAGACTGGCGTTTTACCGTGATGAATCAATGTACGCAGTTCAGAGATACGGCGATGATATACACGTATCGGTATCATGTACTTTCACATGGGACAAAAAGAAAGCAGTAGATCTAGCGCGGGCATGGGCCATGAATTTCCGTCACGTAGATATTGGAGGACCGGCATTTGACGCAGTCGGCGGCGAGTTTGTACCGGGCAGATTCATAATAGAGGGCGTTACGATCACTTCACGCGGTTGCCCAAAGAGCTGTCCGTGGTGCCTTGTGCGACAAAGAGAGGGCGGTATACGAGAGCTTCGGATCGAGCCGGGCTATATCGTTCGGGACAATAATCTTCTTGCGTGCAGCCGAGGTCATATCGAGCGGGTTTTTGAAATGCTGGTCAGGCAGAAACGAGGAATCAAGTTCAATGGCGGGCTTGATATCGATTACATGCAGCCGTGGCATATCGAGTTGCTAAAGAAAATCAAGGTTGCCGAGATTTGGGTTGCCTGCGATACGCTTGCCGATACGCGAAGGATGGATAAGGCGGCCGACCTACTGGGTGATTTCCCTATCGGCAAGAAACGCTGCTATGTTCTGGTCGGCTATAACGGTGAGAGCCAGGCGGTTGCCCAGGAGCGGTGCGAGGCTGTTTATCGTAAGGGATTTCTGCCGTTCGCACAATTGTACAGGGGAATCGGCGCCGGGCAGTCGAGACGTGGCTGGCGAGATTTCTGCTACTTCTGGTCGAAACCGGGACTGTATAAAAAGAAAATCATAATTCATAAATAATAAATTAACTTCCTTCCAGAATCTGGAAGCACCGGCGTTCCGTCGCCGGGGGATTGAGCGTATGGTTATGATATGGCAATGGCAGCTAAGGTATATCGGCCGCCTGGTTTCAGGGCGGCGAGGGCCGGGGGGCCGGCCGGTCGGCCCAATGCGTATCGGCGGGGCTACGGCGGCAAGCGGTGGAAGCGGATGCGGCGGGCGACATTCCTGCGGGACAATTATATATGCCGGATGTGCGGGGAACGGTGCGTCGAGGGGCATGAGGATGAGCGGCGGCGGCCGAGCTGCGATCATATCGTGCCGAAACCTTTGGGCGGCGATGAAAGCGGCAATCTGCAGACGCTTTGTGTGGGCTGCCATGGCGTTAAGACGCGGTCCGAGCAAGGGGGAGGGGGGTAAAATGACACAAAAACTACCGACGATAGACCGTTTGGCCCCGCGCACGTTTTTTTTCACGGGTTTTCGGGGGGGGGTGTGATTATGGGAAGGCGAGGACCCAAACCTGTTAGCAAGCCGGTTTTACGGCTTCGCGGATCGTGGAGGGGCAAGAAAACGACTGTCAATCTTGGCGGCGACCACAAGCGGCCCACGCGGCCGCAATGGCTAATAGGAGAGGCCCGTAAGTGCTGGGACAGCCTTGTGCCGGACCTGTTCAAAGCGGGCCTGGCGACCGAGCTTAACCGCCAGACGTTAGCTCTTATGTGTACGGCGTGGGCCGATTTCGTCGAGGCGGAAATGCAGCTTGCAAAGGCAAAAAACAGGGACGGATCGCGGGCTATACTGATTAAGACGGCCGGCGGGGGCGTGACGGAGAATCCCCTGCTATATACCCGCAAGCGGGCATACGACCAGTTCTTCAAGGCGGCGGCGTGCTTCGGACTTACGCCGGCGGATCTGGCGGGCGTCCGGGCGGTCGAGCGCCCGGCCAAAGAGCCGGGAAAAGAGAAGTTTTTCAAAGGGGCGTGAATTTGAGATTTGAAATTTGAGATTTGAGGTACAGAGAATGATTGAAATATTTGGAATAGTGGCGGTGGCGATGGCGGTTGTCGGTGTGATGGCTAATAACCGGAGGCTGCGCTGGTGCTTCGTACTCTGGCTGGTCTCGAACGGGCTGACCCTGGCTATACACGTAGATTCAGCGATATGGTCGCTTGCGGCACGCGATGCGATATCCATAGCTCTGGCGGTCGAGGGCTGGTTCAAGTGGGGCAAATCAACCATGAAGGAAACGAAGGATTTGTGATTTGAGGATTTGAGATGAGCAGGAAAACGCAACATCAAAAGGTGAAGGATAAGAAGCTGGCGGTCGAGTACGTCAAAATTGGCACGCTAAAACCGTGGAAAAAGAACCCCAGGATGAATGATTCGGCGGTCGATTCGATTGTAACAAGTATTGAGCGATTCGGATATACCAATCCTATCCTCGTTCGCCGGGCGGACAATCGTATCATCGCCGGGCATACGCGATTAAAGGCCCTCAAAGAGATAGGAGAAAAACTGGTGCCGGTGATATTCCTCGATATCGGTAAGACCGATGCCGACCTGTATGCACTGTTCGATAATAAGTCGACTGAGAATACCGAGTGGGACATCCCGAAACTCTCGGATTTGTTCGTTAATCTAAAGGATATCGGCGCCGATATTGCGCTGACGGGCTTCTCTCCGGATGAAATCCCCAATATTGGGCCCACCGGAAACGGACCCGGCGGCGATAGTGAAGGCGTAATGGTCTTTCAGGTGACAGGAAAACAAAGAGAGCGAATAAAAAATATTCTGGAAAAATTGCCCGGCAAGACGAGGACGGAAAAACTGATGTCACTAATTAAGGATAATTCCAAAGAGGATCTCACCACGAAGGGCACGAAGGGCACGAAGAAAGTAAAAAGTAAAAAGTAAAAGTTAAAAAGTGTAAAGTGAAAAGTTCAAAGTTCAAAGTTGAAAAAATAACAAATCTCTGTGATCTCTGTGGCAAAAGAAAAAGCACAAAAGTAAAATAATCAGCGTAATCCGTGTAATCCGTGTAATCAGCGGTAAAAAAATATAAATAAAAAAACTTCACCTACCTTCCAGATTCTGGAATGCCCCTTGTTCCGCCTTCGGCGGTTTTGCCGTATTTATTACTGTTGATATGGCGGTAGCAACTAAATCTCGAACCGGAGTGGTGACCCGCAGGCGGTCCCTGGCCCCTAAGCGGTGGCGGGTGATTCTATGCGATATTCCCGGCTACGATCCCTTTGCCGATGTCGAGGACTGCTGGTTCGATTCCGCGGCTGCGGATTATTACGTGGAGTTTATCGAGAGATGCTGCACGCACATCGAGGGTGCCCTGGCGGGCGAGCCTTTTATATTAGAGCGATGGGAAAAAGCGATAATCGGCAATCTTTTCGGCTGGTATCGGCAGGATTTTCTCGGCCGGACGGTCCGGAGGTATCGAAAATGCCTGCTTTATGTGCCCCGCAAAAACGGGAAAACACCGCTGACCGCTGCGATCCATAACGCGGTTTTCTTTTTGGATAACGAGGCCGGGCAGGTCAATAACCTGGCGGCCGCATCACGGGACCAGGCGTCGAAACTGTACCGGCATATCGAGGGGATGATCGAAAACGAGCCTGAAATGTCCAAGCGGTGCCATCCGTACGCGGCGACCAGGTGCATTACCAAGCCGGACCATTCGGTTACTAAGGTGATCCCGGCCGACGATAAGGTCGCGCACGGTGATAACCAGCATTTCGGGGCGATCGACGAGCTGCATACCCAGCCGAACCGTAAGCTGTACGATACGCTGACTACGGCGATGGCGTCGGCTAACCGGATCCAGCCGCTGATACTGTTCGTAACGACGGCCGATTACGACCGGCCATCGATCTGCAACGAAGAATATAATTACGCCGTCAAGGTTCGGGACGGCACAATAAGCGACCAGGCGTACCTGCCGGTGATATACGAGGCGATGCACATCAATAAGGCGGGCCGGCTGGTCGAGGATGACTGGACCAAAGAGAGTACGTGGTATAAGGCCAATCCGAACCTGGGCATTTCGGTCTCGATGGATTACCTTCGCGGTGAGTGCAAGAAGGCGAAAGAGGACCCGCAATATGAAAACACGTTCAAGCGCCTTCACCTGAATATCCGGACCGAGCAGGCCGAGCGGATCATCCCGATGGCCGAATGGGACCAGTGCGGCGGGCCGATCGACTGGGAGGCGTTTACAGGGCGGCCCTGCTGGGCGGGGCTCGATATCGGGGCGATACGGGACTTTGTATCGCTGGTTGTCCTTTTCGCCGGTGACGGGGGCGGTGAGCCGGTTACGATCGAGTATGAGGACCTCAAGGGTGATAAGCAGGCATGGAATTTCATTCGTCGGGATTACTGGCTGCGTCATTTCTGCTGGCTGCCGGCGAGCCCGCGAAAGCGTGACCCGAGAATGGAGAGCCAGATAGCCGCCTGGATGAATCAGGGCCATATAATCAAAACGCCGGGCAACGTGGTCGATTACGATCAGGTAGAGGGTGATATCGCCCGGATAGTCCGGCCTTACGGGCTGCAGCAGATGGCTATCGACCAGGGATTTCAGGGTATGCAGATAACGCAGGACCTGATGAAGATCTACGGCGAGCGGGTGGTGGCGTTCCGGCAGGGAATTATATCGATGGCGGCGCCGTTTAGAGAATTGATGCAGATGCTGATGGCCGGGCGGATCCACCACGGTGGCGACCCGGTACTGCGGTGGATGGCCGGCAATGTGGCCGCAGAGAGCCGGGGCGGACTTACCAAGCCGTCGAAGGACAAATCGCCGGAGAAAATCGACGGCATTACCGCACTGACTATGGCTATCGGTATCGCCATGACGGCACCGGCGCAAGCGAAAAGCGTCTACGAAGAGCGGGGCATAAGGATTCTGAAATGAAAATGATCGTAGGCTTAACAGGGTTTTGTTTGATTAGCTTCGCGGTCGGGACTTATTTCGCCGGCCTGAAGACGGGAGCTTGTGCGATGATGTTCGTTTTCGGCGGCGGTCTGGTAATCGATTCGATGAAGAAATAATTTTAGCCACAGAGGACACAGAGATCACAGAGTTAAAAAAATAAATCGTAAATCGAAAATGAATTATGGGCGCAATTTGCACATTACTGAATCAGGCGGTTAGCAGGCGGTCGGGCGTTACCAATCCGGCCCAGTGGCTGATCGATATCTTTGCCGGCGGGGACGAAAGCGCTTCGGGTGTGAAGGTCAGCCATGATTCGGCGCTCAAACATACGCCTTTCTGGTCGTCGGTCCGGATTATAAGCGGCACCTTAGCGGCGCTGCCTTTCCTGGTTTACGAGCGAACCGAAGACGGCGGCGGCAAGGACAGGGTCCCCGCCCATCCCATCTATAAGCTGCTGCATGACCGGCCCAATGAGTACATGGACTCTCTTACCCTGATAGAGACTCGCCAGGCACACGCCCTGTGCTACGGCAACGGTTATTGCGAGATCCAAAGGAACGGCGCCGGAAGGCCGGTGGCTTTGTGGCCGCTGATGCCCCAGCCGGAGCGAACGAAGCGGGTTGTGGACAAACAGGGCAGACTTTATTATGAGATCAGAACTCCGGATGGCCAGGGTCATATCCCGCCGGATGAAAACGTGCTTCATATCAAGGGCCTCGGATTCGACGGTTATAAGGGATACGATGTGGTCAGGTATCACAAGGAGGCTATCGGTTACGGTGTTGCCGTAAGAGAGTTCGGCGCCCGGTTCTTCGGTAACGGTGCTAACGTCGGCGGTGTTATCGAGCATCCCACCGTACTTGGCGATAAGGCGATGGCACACTTAAAGGAATCGCTCAAAACCGAATACGAGGGTCTCTCACATGCCCACCGGTTGATGATTCTCGAAGAGGGTATGAAACTGAATAAGACGGGGGTCGAGCCAGATAAAGCCCAGGCACTGGAAGTGCTAAAATGGACGGTGGATGACTGTTCGAGGATATTTCAGATCCCGCCGCACAAATTAGGCTCGATGGAATTCAGTAAGTACAACAACGTCGAGCAGCTCCAGCTCGATTTCATCGCTACGACAATGCTCTACTGGTTCAAAAAGTGGGAGCAGGAATGCAACTATAAGCTCTTCGGGCAGGCCGAACGCGGACGATACTTCTGCGAAATTCTCGTAGAAGGCCTGCTCCGCGG